TTACGCATTTTCTAGACGGTTGCTCAACCGTTGCTCAACCTTTTGGAGACTATCACCGAACGGAAGTTTATTCACGGCATCGATATACTGATCAATTGTTTTATGAGTATAAACTCCCTGAGTGATATTATTCTGTGTAGAATGCCCTACGATGTTTTTGATGATAATTTCGGGGATACTGTAATCGCTACATAATGTTATAAACGTATGGCGAGTATCATGTGGCTTGCGCCTATCCATCCCCAATCGCTCACATATTTCGGTCAATTTTCTTCTATATCCATCTTGTCCAATAATGCCATCCATTAAGCATATTGAGCGCTTAAATTTAGCTGTGGCGTATAACTCCTGGATGAATGGAGCGATGCATTCAGCAATAGGTATGATTCGGTCACGCCCTGCATCGGTCTTTGAACCACCTACCATGTACCGTTCTTTTAGGTGAATATCATTTACTTTCATGGATAAAAGTTCACTTAACCGAACTCCAGTATAAATGTAAATCAGCACAATTTTTACAATTTGCTCATCCTGGTGTAACCATAATTTGTGAATATCTTCTTCACGGAAGGGAGTGGCCTTCTTAATAGATGTAGCATTCTTGCTGATAATAATATCTTTCATGTAATTTTTAACGAGCACTTCATTTTTAATGGCTATATTGCAAGTTTTAATCAATGTCGATTTTATAACCTCTTGATATGATTTACTATATGTAAAATTATCAAAATATGGTTGTACATGAGCTGTTCTTAGCGCCGTGATATCCATTGGTAGAATGGGTTTCATCATCTTTTTAACAGCATTAATTACCTCTATCCGACCTACTGAAAGCCCCATGCGCTCGGCTTCTTCAAAATACCATTGAAAGCACTGCTCAACGGTAATCACTTGTTTTTTCTCTAGTGCACTAGGGTCATTGGAGAATAGAGCCAATGCCTCGTAGGCTTCCTTTTGGCTGGCATATGTGCCTAGAGTTTTACGAATTGGCTTACCTTCATCCGTCCATCCAGTCGTGATGACGGCACGGAATGGCTTGCGTAATTTCTTATGTTTCATCTTGTAAACGGATCCCGATCCGTTAGAGCGTTTCAACGCCATAAAAATAACCACCTTTCATGTGTAGCAAATACACCTAAAAAGTGGTATAATATATGTATTGAATATATGTGGATGTACCACCCTTTAGGTATGTTCAGAATTTACCTCTCCAGTTGGCGCTGGGGAGGTATTTTTTTATGCGATTTTAGAACTTGATTTTTTTCTAATTTGTTGAGGTCAACAAATTCGAGCAATTGAGCTATTTCCATTTTGGAAAGAACTCAATCAATGAACTGATAATAAAAGTTCACTTCTTCATGGTTGAAGTCAGCTTCATTTCCATGCAATAGGGATTCTATTAGCCCTGCATGCATGTCTTGCGTAAAATGTCCTTCCATGATGTGGCACACCTCGTGGGCGATGCTCTCTCTTAATACATCAATAGGCTTGTTCTTATTAACTAATATGGTGTAACAATCTGTATCCTCGCTCGTGCATAGTGTAGCGTTTATCTTTCTTGGTAATTTCGTATACAGTATAGTGATATTAATCTCTATTTACCCCCTCGTAAACGATTTACTAAATCTATTACATAATCCAAATCTTCATCGCTTAAGTCTTTCGCAGCATCTAACAGAATACCCTCTTGCGTTCTAGCATATTCTGCTTTGGCGTTTACTATTGGGTCGATGTAATATTCTGTAGTTGGTTCGTCCCAACCCATAATCAATGCAGGACTTACTCTATATAGATTTGCTAATGCTTCTATTTTATCTGATGGAATATTGCTAACTATATTATTTTCATATTTATATAAGGTTTGTTTTGAAACCCCAATTAGTTTGCCAACTTCATCTAATGTGTATCTGCTTTTTAATCGAAGTTCTTTTAATTTTTCACCAATATTAGGTCGAACCATAATAACCGACCCCCTTTCAAAGATTATTATATAACAAAAATAACTTATAAAGCAACAAAAAAGTAACTTAAAAAGATGAAAATTTAATAAAAAGTTACAAATATAACTTGACAAGTTACACCGTGTGCTTTATCATATAAGTAACCTAAAAAGTTACTTATATGGAAAGGAGAAAATATGGTAAATGCTAACAAACTGCGAGCGATTATAATCGAACGTGGTATGACGCAACAAGTAGTTGCTAAAGAGTTGGGCATGGCTCCTAAAACATTTTACTCTAAGGTAAAAAAAGGGGTATTCGGCTCTGATGAGATTAACAAAATGATTGATTTACTAAAAATCAAAGACCCTATGGGTGTTTTTTTTGGTCGCTAGGTAACTTTAGAAGTTACATCAATAAAAAGACGAAGTGAGGTGATGAATGTGGGCAATAGATTTGATGATATCTTATTAGGGTTTTCATTAGGATTTAGCATTGCATCATTAATTGTGGTGTTGGTAATTCAATTTGGAGGGGCTTTATGAACAAAGAAATCAAAGTAACCATCACTATTTCAGTGGATAAAACAGAATTAGATGAAGCAATTAAAGAAATGGAAAGGTTACACGAATTACAAGAAAAAGTAAATAGACCCTCCGTAACAAGAGAGTCTATTCATGACTAAAATTCAATTTTGCTTAAAATGTATTTTTCAGAAGCAGCATCAAGCATTTCTTTCCAATTTGAAAAGTTTGTTTTGCTAGCCACATACAAATCCCATTCGGCATCAGGGATATCTTCAAGACTTTGAGTGAAGCCAGAGTCAGAGAGGAAATCATCAAAACTAACATAATCCGAATGTGCTTGCATAAATTCTCTAGTAAAAAGTTCATGTGAAGGGACCTGCATTTCACCTTCTAAATCTTTAACAGAGTCGGCAAAATTCTGAAATTGCTTTTGCAAATCATTGAAATCCATATAATCACCCCCTTTCAAGGTGATTATAGCACAGAATGGAAAAGGAGGTGGGAATATGGCTACAGAAAAAGAGCCCCTACAAGAGAGGCTCGTTACAAAAAAAGATTTATACATGATAGCAAACCAAATTGTGGTCACAATATTGGGATATGCTTTAGCATTTTTTAATACCCCTAATAGTGACTTAGTGTTTTATGGATTATTATCACTAGCTGTTTTTTCGCACTTAGTATTAGCCTTGCTTCTATTTTGTGAATCTATAAAATCTTGATGAGCTTGTAGAGCATCGAGGTGGGCTTGTTGAGCATCTTGATGAGCGACATATTCGGCACAAGCAACAACTATTATAGAGATAATAGTCACTAAGTTTGTTATAAAGGCAGCTTTATTAGATTTATAGAGTGATTGAAGTTTTTCAGAAAAGTTGTCTAGCAAACTGCTTGGGAATGGGATCTCCTCTGGTGATGAATCAGTAGTTATTTGAGAGGTATAAGAAGATAGTTCGCATAGTAAATTTGATGGAATATCTATAATATCATCTATAAAATCATGTAAATAATATGTATCACAACTTTGAATTTCTTGTGATAGATGTTCTATTTCTAAAGAATTTAATAATTTTTGTAGTCGAATTGTAGAGGAATGTTCTAAAAAATAAGATAAAGACTTAAAGAGTTTATCCTCTAAATTAGTGGAAAACAAATCTACAGGCTGAGAAACTTTTTGGATGCTCGTGAATACTTCATTAATAAGCGATGTTGCAGCATTAATGCGACTAATAGAATCCGGCAAAGATTGAAAACATTTTTTATTGGTCACGTAATCACCCCCTTTCAAGGTGATTATAGCACAAATAGTGAGGAGGTGAAGAAGGATGTTACCAGGTTTAACACCACAACAAAGGCAATATTTATACGAACTATATAATAAGTCATCGGAGGAAGTAGAAAAGAATTTTGAAGTATGGCGTGAAGATCATGATTATAAGTATGAGGTTTCTTTCGTATATGAGAAAGAGCTTGAAAGAGCGTGTGTATATGCTGAACTAGGCGGATTTCCGCTAAGTGACTCTTTAAGGAGGAAAATATGATGCTGATGTTGGCTTATTAAAGTCAGATAGAGGTCAGTTTATTAATAATAGATACAGCTTTATTTCTTAGATGGAGGAACGAATTAATGGATAGAGGTGAATTTGCTACAAGCATTAGCGAAGAGCAAGAAGAGTATATCGGTTATAGACGAGATGAATTCTTAAAATTAGCAAATACGTGTATTAATGAGTACAAAAATGATCCGAGTGAAGAACTTTTTTGGCGAATAGATGCTGCCTTAGGACGTGCTAGTGCGTTACATTTTTTATTAAATCGATTGCCGCCATTGGAGTATTTTGAAGCAAATAAAGAATATGCAGAGATTAAAGATAGTCATCAAAAAAACATGGAACTAGTGCACCATAACAAGAAGTTAGAGAAAACTCTAATGATTAAATTGCTAGCTAAAGTATGGAAATTATTGGAGATAACTTATGCGGCATTAATACTTGGATTTGGTGCGGGGGTAGGATTATTTATATTAAACCAATTATGTAAAATACTGGGGGTCTAATGCCAAGAAGAAATAAGAATGCAAGAGTGCGGAAACAAAAGCCGTACCACATTATGGCCAAGCACAAACAGAAATTAGAAGTTGAAAAGAAAGTCGAGCAACAGCTGGCTTACATCCAACAGCAAGAAAATCGCAAGCACAAGCAACTTCAAGAAGATGAAGAGAGCAAGCATAATAAACGCATAGAAAATATAGGCGCAACAATCACACTATTGCCTGTGGTCGGGCTGATAGTAATGAGTTTATTTGTTTTATGGTTAGGGAGGTAACTATGGTTAAAGAATTGGCGAAATTAATCGGAGGATTACTGACAACATTATTATTTGGTGCGGCAGTGCTGGCAGGATTTGTTTACGTGGTAGCGCAAGTAATTAAATTTGTATTCTTTTAAGGAGGCAATATGAAGGTAACACCAGCACATATTGCTGACATCATGAACGTATCACCTCAATTTGTTCGGTGTGGTTTACGTGCCAACAAATGGGAATGGGGTGATGCGGTTCAGATGCATGGCAGAGCATATACATATTACATTTACTGGCATAAGTTCAAGGAATGGTGGGGAGTAGATGAAAAAGTTAAAAAACTCGACCAAAGACTCCAATACTTATAAGAAGATATGTAGAATTTGTGATGAAAAAAATAAACAAACACGTGCATATGTGAATTGTACCATGCATAAAGGAACTATATGCATGGAACATTGTGAACATTGCAGATACAGATACACATCAAGGGGCAGTACACACTGCACATATAAAGAAGGAGGCAATACACATGAAAACCAATAATTTTAAGCCACGATGGGGAAGAATCATCGGCGCCATTATCATCGTATTGGCATTGATTATGGGTGCTGTACAAGTATTTAGTGCAGACACGGAAGAAGTTACAACAAAGAAAACAATCACCGTTATGTACCAGGTGGAAGAGGGCGACACACTGTGGTCTATTGTGAAAGATTTAATGGGTGAATCTGTGAATGTACAACAGGTAATCTATCAAATCAAACAAGATAATAAAATCCAAGACACCCTTAATGCAGGGCAGGTAATTAAAATTCGGATGACAAAGCAATGAGCGACTTACTCATTGAATTACATGAATTACGTAGAGGGATGAACCAAGCCCTACGAATTGCAAAAGAACGAGGAATGGACTTGGCAGAAAAAGAAGCCACATACAAGGTGGCCAAAGGGAAAATAGTATTATGTGAGCGAGAAAATAAAACGCCAGTATCGGTAATCAATGATATCGTGCTGGGGGATCCTGTAATTAGTACACTACGGAAAGAACGGGATATTGCCAAAGTACTATACATCAACGCACAAGAGGCAATCAATGTAAGAAAGCTGGAACTACGTATAGTAGAGGCTCAGCTAGGAAGGGAATGGCATGCGACAACGTAAGGGTTTACAAGCAAGAACACCATTGAAGCGGTACACACCATTAGCCAAACGAGGAAAGAAAGGGGCGGAGTATGAAAAAGAATTAAATCGCATGAGAAAACAAGTACGTGAAAGAGATGATGATAGGTGCATACTATGCATGAAACCATACCAAGAAATTCATCACATTGTGCCACGGTCAGCAGGTGGTACCAATGATTTGGATAATCTGTGTTGCTTATGTTGGGAATGTCATCATACAAAGGCACACGGATCCAATGCAAAAGAAATTCAAAAAATCTTGCAAACGATAATTAAAATAAAAAAATAGAGCACATGTATGTGCTCTATCGGTTTGTAGACATATGGTCATACAAAATTGTTCACTTATAGTATACCATATGTTTGCAAAAAAAGCTATAAATAGCGGTGTTAAGCCGTTATTTATAACTTGATAGTACATATTATTAAGTCAGACATGAAGGAATACTATGCGTAAGAGAAAGACCATCACAACAAGAAATATGAAATTCACATGGGATTATCTTACGGGTAGATCCTACGTAAAAGGAAAGGGACGAAGAAAAAAAGAAAATGTCAGCCCCGAAGCGATAAAAAAATACAACGCTAAAAGGGCAGAGGTAAAATTATGTGCTTTGATAGATACAAATTTTATATCTATGGATTGGTACCTAACATTTACATTCAAAGAAAAGGTGACATTTGAAGATGCTAGGCACTGCATGCAGAATATGATAAAGCGTATGCAGAGATTATATAAGAAGAATGGAGCAACCCTAAAATATATCTATGTGGTGGAAGGGGTGAATAGAATACACTTTCACATGTTAATCAACAATGCATTTCCAATCACAACAGAAATGATAGAGGCATTATGGTCACATGGCTACGTAGATATGCGAGTGTACCATGGCAAGGCAGAAGATGCCACGGCATTGGCAGCGTATCTTTTGAAAGAAACGAAAACAGAGAATCATGAGAAATTGGAAGTATTTAAAAGAAGATGGTACGCAAGTACGAATTTAGAGAAACCAAAAGAAAGCACAAGAACTTTGGCATCGAATCGGTGGCGTGATGATATTCATGTTCCAGAAGGATACTACCTTGAAAAGGATAGCCTAATCGAGGGGGTAAACCTAGAGGGATATCCATACAGATTTTACAAGTTAATAAAATTAGATAAGAGGAGGAGTAGATGGAAAACGTAAACAACGTAACAGTAGCAGGGCACTTGGTAAAAAGTGCTGAATTGCGATATACAACAACGGGAAAACCAGTGGCGTCATTTGTGGTGGCCACCAATAAAAGAATTTCAGAAGAAAAACAAATAGTAGCCTATATTCCAGTCAATGCATGGAATCAAGCAGAAGAGTTAGGGGCATTAGTAAAAGGTGATGCGGTGTTAGTCACTGGAGAGCTACGCACGGGATCATATGAAAAGAATGGTAGAACCGTTTACACATGGCATGTACAAGCGTCAAATGTCATGGTAGCACCATTTGTAAATAACAAAGGCAATGAAAACGGAAATTATGATGCATTCACAGATGAAATTCCATATTAAGGAGTAATCTATGGGGAGAAAAAAAGAATACAAGAAGGCAAAAACATGCATTCACAGTTACGGGATGAATGATAAAGGAATCGTACGAACAACGATGGAATGCCCACACCATATCCATAATGTTATGGTAGGCAGAATGCATGTTGTGTTGGCCAATAAATGTGATACATGTAAAAGTTACCAAAAACGAAAGGAGAAATGAGATGATTATTCGTAAAATCTCGGTATTCGATGGAGTACAGAAATTCGAATACGTGAAAGAAATTGATACAGGCGGAAAATGTGGATATTCGATGACAGTACGGGAAGATGGACGTGAGTCATTTTATAATGCCTGGAATGACCTTCAAAAAATCATTGATGGCCACACTACAAATGCAAAAGATATTCCAGTATTTAATGGCACAACAGTAATTTTAAAACAAATTAGTATTAAGTATTTAGAATCGAATGTACAGGGTAAAATCATGCGTATTCCATCATACATCAAAGCTAATGGATTGGTAGGAACGAAGCAAACAACATTGAAATTTGAAACGGGATGGATTGCGCTGAATGGAAAAGAAGTTATACTTGTAGAAATAATGATAAAGGAAGCGGCTTTATTTATTCAAGGCCGTAGGGCACAAGAACAGTTATTTGAAGATGTACAGTAGGTGGCACAATGAAGGATAAAAACAAGGACGGATTGAAACCTTGCCCATTCTGCAACAATAAGGGAGTTCGCACAGTGGTCGGAGTAGGCACTGGCACGAAGCATAACATGGTGGTATGTGACTTGTGTGGAGTAACGGTATCATTCGAAGATAGCCCGCAATATTTGCAAATGGTTAAAGCATGGAATAGAAGATAGGGGGGGTTGTATTAATGAACTTGCTAATGTTCAGTTATTTATGGAATAAACACTGCAGTGAGTTATTCAAGAATGTAGAAATGTCAGAAGATGAAGCAAAAATTGTGGCTGACGTAATTATTGAAAGTTATGAAGAAATTTTACGAAGAATAAGGGAGAAGGCACATGAAAAGGAAATGCCAAGGATGTAATAAGGTATTCACACCGCCTAACTACTCTATGATGCGGTGCAGATCGTGTGCAAAAGGGGTTGGGTATCCAAAGAAACTGACTGAAGCGGAAATTGAAGAACGAAAAGAACAGAATAAGAAATTAATCGAAACGAAAGAAGAAAAAAGAGCCTACACCTTACGTGCACCAAAAGAGAAAAAGACTCCAAAACAATGCACTATTTGTGGAAAGGATTACATGGCAACAAGTAATTCAGGGAGATATTGCTCACAAGAGTGCAGAAAAGAAGGTAAGCGTTAATACTGTATGATATATAACGAAAAAAGAAGAAATGAAAGGAAACAAAAAAATGGAAGTAGCAAAGAAAAACATGTATAGGGAAGTCAAAGAAGATATGGTGAATAGTCCAAAGCATTATAAATTAAGAGGGTTGGACATCGAATCAGTTGATGTTATTAAAGCAACCATGACACCCGAAGAATTTCAAGGGTGGTTAAAGGGGAATGCCATGAAGTATCTACACCGCTTAGGTAAAAAAGATGATGCGCTGCAAGATGCAAAAAAAGCCATTAAGTATTTGGAATGGCTAGTTAAGGAGCTTGAGAAATGACGGTAAGATTACTACTATTACAAATTGTCCTACTACTATCAAAAGCATATGGGTTTATGGATTTGGGGAAAATAGAGTTATATGCACCACTAATGGCACTTATTGTGGGAAATATTATTTGGGCATTATTAATATTTTATGGAATGATTCAGAACTATATGGAAAGAAAAAGATGGAACTAAATAAATTAAAGTTAGAACGATTAAATCAATATGCATTGTTAGTATCAATACAAGCATTTAACCACGCTATAAAATGTGGGTTCCAAGATACAACAAACAATTCAAAAGCATACGTACTGTATAAAATTTGTACCACTATATGTGAGACTGAACCAACAGTTGAATGTGAGTTAGATTTATATTGTGCAAAGATGGTATATGGATCCTTACAACGAATACTAAATAGTATATGCACAGATGCAGAACAATATCATGTAGAAGTACTGGATGCATGTGAAGATTCCATAAAAGTATGGCACGCATTCAATCGAATGAAATACATTTTAGATAATTTTGAATATGAGTTATTTGATGAATAAGGAGAAATAATGAACGTAAAAATCCAAAAAACAAATCAAAATGGTAGACTCCCTACATATGCAACAGCAGGGGCTGGTGCATTCGATTTCTACAGTTCAGAAGAAGTCGAAATAAAAGGATTAGAAGTAATGGCAATCGATTTAGGAGTAGCCTTAGAAGTGCCAGAGGGGCATGTAATGTTACTATTTCCTCGCTCAAGTATTGGAAAAAATACACCTTTGCGAATGGCAAATAGCGTGGGAGTAATTGACAGTGATTACAGAGGTACTATTCATGCACTATATGAAAACATTGATATTTGCCCTACACTGATAAAAAGAGGCGACAGAATAGCCCAAGGAATCATATTGCCTATTCCTAAGATAGAATTTGAAGAGGTAACATTATTATCTGGAACAAAACGTGGTCATGGTCGATTTGGAAGTACTGGAGTATAAACATGACGGAAGAAGAAATTAAACAAGCAAAAGAGGAACTTAATGAACTCACATTGAGTATGGCATACTGGCAAGGTGAGAATGATGAAAAATTCAAAGAGGTAATGGATAAGGCGTGGAATCTTCTGGAGAAACTAAGACCAGAAATTAGTGAATATGAATACTGGGAGTTATACGATTATTATGAACAAGCGATTATATGGTATTGATAAATGAATTTACGATACCTGAATAAGAAAAATAAAACACATCTACTGATATTGGCACTTATGGCCAGTGAAACAAAAAATATCAGTGAAAGTTTAAAATTAGATGGAGCACAAAAACAAAAGGCAAGTACAATAAGCACGCATGCGAATACTCTATTTGGAGAAATTATGGAGAGCCTTGATGACAACCAAAGGGCGCAGATGTTGCGTTTGATTCGTGACAAAACGATTGAGGTTGTGCCATCTAATGTATTCACTCGTAAAGAACAAGAGAGTGAAGAGGACGAATGGGTTAGTATAGTAGCGCAAAAAGCATTTGAAGCGAACTGCATCAAGTGCGAACGAAAAGACCACAATTCATGCGAACTAAAATGTGCATTGATAAATATGTCGGTGCCATTGATCCACGAAGAGACTGAGGATTGCCCATACAGAGTTCTATATGATGCGGAAGGCAAATTCATTAGAGATTAAAGAAGATGGCGAGGTGATATGTTGACTATACAGGAAATGCTGATAAAGATTAAAAACTTAAACAGAGATATCGATTATGTGTATAAACAGCTGCAACAAATGAAAGCACAAATAGACGGTTTACGCGCCACGGATTATTCAGCATGTCATGTCGACGGTGGAATGCCAACAGATATTGCAGATAGAATCCATAGAATAGAAAAAAGACGATTAGAATTAATCGCCTTACAAAAAGAACTGTATGAGTTTTTAGAAACCATCAACGATATTTTAGACGGTATGCCAGATCAAACTTATGCTATAGTAATACGTCAACGGTATTTATTTCACGAAAACTGGCGAGACATCGCTAGCATGATAGGAGTTAGCCGTGAGTGGTTAAGAAAAAAAATTCATCCTATTGCTGTAAAAAATTTTGAAGCAGAGTTGGCAAGAGTTGGCTTTGTTGGCAAAATGAAATGATATAATAGTAGTGTAAGGTTTAACAATCAACCTACTTTCATAAAAACATAAGAACCACAAAAAATGACATCAAATGCTGCGATGTCATTTTTTGTTTAAAGGGACATCATTGGATGTCCTTTTTATTTTAAAGAAAGAAGGTGAGTATATGACAGATGTGCACTGCAATAAAAAACAATGCTTAAATAATTGTAAAGGTTGGTGTAAAGCCAAGGCCATACACATTGACGGTATGTGTAGGTCATATGCTCCTGCATCGTCATTAATCAACAAGAAGAACACAAACATAGTGAAGCGGTCGGGGCGATATAAACAAGGACCAAGCGATGTATTGAAATAAGGGTAGGCTTTAAAAAAGGGGTATGCTTATTAAAATGAGCGAGGGTATTTTTAAAAACTTTTATAACTCCAGGCGTTGGAGACGATGTGCAAAAGCCTATGCACAATCAAAGCTACATATATGCGAACGGTGTGGGGGATATAAAACAGGAACTAAGGACGATGGCACACGGCAACGATGGGTAGTGCACCATAAAAAACCAATGGATGCCGTGACGATACAAGATGATAACCTTGCTTACGGTTGGGATAACCTTATGTTCTTATGCATCGAATGCCACAATGCTATCCATCATGAGATGGAGACATACAGCAAGCACCAAGCATTGACTAGTGGTGCTAAGTTACTACGAGGACGTAGACGTGAGATTTCATTTGATGAGAACGGTGACGTCATAGTGATACAAGATATTGATAACACTGATGAGAACACCCCCCCATAAAGCAGCCTAAATAATTAAAAACTGCACACCGGGGGCGCAGATTCGTAGAACATACAGGCCTCGCACGTGAGGGGTGTAGTTAACAATAGGGAGAAAGGAGGTTTAGACGGTTGACAAATGATGAAAAAGCCAAGGCGAAAAAGAAGAGAATATCTGAATATAACAAGACTTTCAAAGAATTATCGAAAGAAAAAAAGCAGTTAATCAAAAAAGCTATTGAGCAGGCAGTACATATGGAATTTCAACTGGATGAGCTCCAAATGGCCCTTGAAAAAGTCGGATTTGTTGAAGAATATCAAAATGGAAATAACCAATATGGCAAAAAAGAAAGCACTGAATCAAAGGCCTATAACCAGTTGATGAAGAACTATACAGCCGTTGTGAAGATTCTACTTGCTGAATTGCCACGCACTACGCCAGTTGATGAAGATGATGAATTTAAAGAGTTCTTGATGAAGCGGGTGAGCAATCGATGAACCCTATTAGAGAATACTACAACGCTATCGTAGATGGTGAGGTAGTCACATCGGATCGAGTGAGACGGGTGTATAAACATTTGGTAGAAAAGCTAGAGAATCCAGGGCAATATATTTATGACAAAGACCGTGCAGCGCTTGCAGTAGATTTTATAGAAATGTTTTGCAAGCATTCTAAGGGGAAATGGTCAGGTAAGCCTGTTATATTGGAATTATGGCAAAAGGCATTAGTGAGTGCCTTGTTTGGTTTTATAGATAAAGATACAAAGCTTCGTGAGTATACGGAGCTTATTTTAATTGTGGCACGTAAAAACGGTAAGTCCACATTATCTGCTGCTATTGGATTGTATTTATTGATAGCTGATGGTGAGATGGGTGCCGAAATCTACAGTGCAGCAACAAAACGTGACCAAGCCAAAATCATATGGGAAGAATCAGCCAATATGATTAAGAAGTCAAAGTCATTAAGCCGTGTATGCAGCATTCGTGTGAACAAAATTATTAGTGGCACGAATGAAGGGAAATTTATTCCACTTTCATCGGAATCGAATAGCCTTGATGGATTAAACGTACACGGGGCGCTAATAGATGAGTTACACGCCATCACAGATAAGAACCTCTATGACGTTATCGTAGACGGTATGAGTGCACGTGAACAGCCATTGACGGTAATTACATCTACGGCAGGGACTGTGCGTGAAAATATCTACGATATTAAGTACGATGAGGCATGTCAAGTAGTCGATGGATATGATGACCCAGAGGGATACCAAAATGAACGAATCTTACCAATTGTTTATGAATTAGACCAACGTAAGGAATGGACTGACCCTAGTTGTTGGCAAAAGGCTAACCCTGGTCTAGGGACCATCAAAAAAATAGAGCAACTGGCGGATAAGGTTAAGACGGCACAGAACAATCCTATTTATGTCACAAATCTATTGACCAAAGATTTTAATGTGCGGGAAACATCGAGCGAAGCATTCCTTACATTCGAGCAACTAAACAATACAAGTGAGTTCGAGATAAGAGAATTAAAGCCACGGTATGGTATTGGTGGAATTGACTTATCAGCTACTACGGATCTTACATGCGCCACAATGTTGTTTATGGTGCCTAATGATCCTGTGAAGTATGTAAAGCAAATGTATTGGATACCAGAAGAGGTATTTGATAAGCGTGTGGCAGAGGACAAAGTACCATATGATGTTTGGTATAAACGTGGATTCATTCGTAAGTCACCAGGTAATAGAATAGATTACCGATTGATTGTGGATTGGTTCACGGAATTGCAACAAGAGGATGACATCTATTTGTATAAATGTGGTTATGATGGTTGGAGCGCAGCTTATTTTGTGGAAGATATGAAAAATGAGTTTGGTCGCTCCGTCATGGAAGCGGTTATACAGGGTAAAAAAACACTTAGTGGTCCCATGAAGGCCCTTGGAGCAGAGTTAGAGGGTAAACGTATTAACTATGGGAATAACCCCGTTCTAAAGTGGTGTATGGCCAATGTAGAAATAGACGTTGACCGCAATGGGAATATACAGCCAGTCAAATCGATTCATGCGAAGAAACGTATAGATGGTTTTGCATCGCTGTTAGATGCCTACGTGCAATACGAGCGTTGCCAGGAAGACTATCACAACATTATATAAAGGAGGTGAAATAGTGAATTTTAGAGGATTATTCAATAAAATATTTGGATATTTTACAGATGAGCCTAGAAACTTACAGAATGCAGAGTTTCTCGACGGCTATACGAATGTATTTACACCATTCCACGGTGTTCCTTATGATGATGCAACCTTTAGAGACTGCACAGACTCCATTGCACGGCATTTGGGGAAAATGAAGTTAAAACACGTCCGAAAAACAGCCAATGGAACGATAGAGGGCAATACAGCATTAAATTATTTGCTATCTACAAGACCAAATCCGATGATGACGGCTACAGAGTTTTTAGAAAAAGTTGTAGCGCAGTACTACAACTACAATAATGCTTTCATTTATATTCAACGCGATGTAAATGGCATTGTATTAGGGCTGTATCCTATTGATTTTGGAAGTGTAGAGATAAAGACAGATAGTAATGATGATTTGTATGTAAAATTCCAATTCCTAAACGGCAAGAATATTACTGTAAGATATGATGCGGTAATCCATATCAAGCGACATTTCTCCACACACCAATTATTTGGTGAAGATAATTCCAAAGCAATTAAGGAAGACCTTGATATGCTCCATGCGGTAAAATCATCCATCATCAATTCTGTAAAAAATGGCAGTGCACTTCGAGGAATTATAAATTTTGAAGGGACATTACGTGAAGATGATCAAGAAAAAGCATGGAAGCGGTTTACGGACACCTACGCCAGTAGTAAGAATGGGTCGGGCATTGCCACATTAGATAATAAGGCGAGCTTTCAACAGCTGACAACCACCATTAGCACGTTCAACAAAGGACAAATGGATTTTGCAAGGGATACAGTATATAAGCATTTTGGCATCAATGAAAAAATCATCACAGGCAATTATACAGAAGATGAATACATTGCATTCTATGAATCAGTGTTAGAGCCAATTGCCATTAAGCTGACACAGGAATTTACAGAAAAGCTATTTACGAGCCGTGAAAAAGGTCATGGCAATGAAATCATCATGGAAAGCAATCGACTATCCTACATGAGTGTTGCCAGTCGTATCAAGGTATGTGAAACGTTGTTACCGACGGGGGCAATTACAGTGAACGAAATACGTGAAATCTTTGGTTATGAAGGAGTTGAGGGTGGAGATGACAGGCTTGTTAGTCTAAACTTCACAAAATATTCAGACTTAACACAGTACCAATTAGATGAGGAGAAAGGAGGTGAAGGGAATGAAGAAGAAAAAAGAGTTCCGAATGATGGAGATTCGAGCAATGCCACTGAATCAGGCGGAAGAGACTCAAACGAGAACGATTGAGGGATATGCTGCCGTATTTGATGAAGAAGCTATTATGTATGTATCAGACTACACGGGATATACCTACAAAGAAGTTATTTCACGTGGAGCCTTTGATAATACAGACTTTAGCCATTGTGTATTGAATTACAATCATGGTGGAATGATGATGGCGAGAACACAAAGTGGTACATTACGACTTACTACGGATAGTAGAGGGTTAAAGGTAGAAGCTGATATGGCCAATACCTCGAATGGAAATGATGTGTATGAACTTATCAAGCGTGGAGACTTATCAAAGATGTCATTTGCATTCACTGTGGCAAAAGAATCAGAAACAATCGATAGAGAAAATAAAATATACACACGATACGTAGAGAAAGTAGATAGTGTATATGATGTATCTATTGTAGATAATCCAGCGTATGAAGGGACTATGGTTGCATCCAGGAATCAGCAAGCCAATGATTGGGCTCATGAAAAAGAACAACGGAAACGATTATTATTGAAGTTACGAACGATGTAGAAAGGAAGCACTATGAGATTAGAAGCTATTTTAAAACGTAAAAAAGAAATTCGTGCATTATTAGAAGATACAGAACAACGCAATTTGGATCTTGATGCATTGGAAAAAGAATTAGGGGAATTAGAGCAAGAAGAAGCTGAAATTCGCCGCCGTATGGAAATTTTGGAAAAAGTACCACAAGGAACAAAAGATGTTGAAAAACCAAAACAAGAAGAACGTGAAGCGGTAGATATCTATGATTCTGTAGAATATCGTAATGCATTCATGCACTATGTTGTTAAAGGTACGCCAATTCCACAAGAATATCGTGCTAATCAAAATACATTAACAACAGATATTGGTGCCGTAATTCCACCTACAACAATGAATAAAATCATTGAAAAGATGGAAAGCGTTGGTATGGTATTACCATTGGTAACGAATACCTCCTTTAAATCTGGGTTAGCAATTCCTACATCTAATGTAGTACCAGTGGCAACCTGGGTGAACGAGGGTCAAGGTTCTGATCGTCAAAAACAAGCACCTGTAGGTAATGTAACGTTCAGTCATTTCAAATTGCAGTGCCGTGTATCTGTATCTTTGGAAACATCTGTAATGGCATTATCTGCATTTGAATCCATGTTGACAGCGAACATTGCTAAAGCAATGGTAAAATCCATTGAAACAGCTATCATTAATGGTACTGGTACAGGTCAACCTACAGGCATTTTAAAAGAAGCTGCTGAAGGTGTAAAAATCGATGTGAAAGCCTTTGATTATGCGACATTAGTAAAAGCGGAAGGTGAATTACCAGAAGAATACGAGCAAGGTGCAATTTGGGTAATGTCCAAGAAAACATTCATGGAAATTGCTGCTATGGTAGATACAACGGGTCAACCAATTGCACGGACTAACTTTGGCATCGGGGGCAAAGTAGAACGCACTATCTTAGGTCGTACTGTATTATTGGTTCCATACTTGAAAAACTTTGATGTAGCACAAGCTGGAGATATCGTAGCGTTCATGTTCCGTTTTGAAGACTATGTATTGAATACAAACTATCAAGTAGGTATTAAAACATATGAAGATAATGAAACGGACGATATCGTACGTAAATCCACAATGATTTGCGACGGTAAACCAGTTCAGTATCATTCTTTGGTTAAATTAGCCAAGAAAGGCTAGGTATTTAGATGGTTATTCTTGAAGATTTAAAATTGTTCTTGCGAATTGATGAGGACATCACAGATGATGACAAATATTTGGAAGAGTCAATTTTAGCTGCAACAATTTACATCGAGCAAATGACAGGAAAACCATATAAGAATGATCCATTGTACGATAGAGCCATCACATACATGGTGGCTCACTGGTACGAAAATAGAGATATTAACTCAACAAAAACTTTCGTACATGATTTACCATACACACTAACACCTATCATTCAACATATTGCACTTTCACAAGCCTATTTGACGGCTAAGGAAATAGAGGATATGAAGAATAAAGCAGACGAGGTGAATACTCATGCTTAACATGGATGGAATTGGACGATTAAATAAGCAAGTAGATGTATACCAATATAAAGATGAAAAAAAGGATGGCATTACTAAGCAAGTCTTGGTAAAAGCCATCCCTAATCGTATATGGGCAAGAATTGAACCATTACGTGGACGTCAATATATGGAAGTGTATAAAGAAAAGCTAGAAGAAGTCCATAAAATCATAATACGATATCGCAAAGGAATTACGGCAGGGATGTTGATCAAGTACCAAGATACAACATACAAAATCAATACAGTGGTAGACCCTTATATGGGTCATGTAAAATTGGAACTCATGTGTAGCATTCATACAGCAGGTAAAAATAAATGAAGATTGAAGAGTTTATTTCTAAAATGGATTCTTTTATTAAAGAATATCCAGAAGAATCAAAGAAAGCCTTGCGAAAAGAAGCGAATGCCATGCGCAAGGATTTAGTAGATGCATCACCAGTTGGGAGTGGAAAGAAAAAGAAAATTTCTAAAAGCTGGAAAGTCAGCATGAAAGGATCTACAGATACCACTCAAGAAGCAACCATACGCAATACATCACCGCACTATCACCTGGTAGAACGGGGGCATGTAATGCGACACCCATCGGGCAAGGTGTTAGGATACAAGCAAGGGAGCTATTTCTTCAAGAACACGGTCGATAAAAGGCAAGACAGTTTCACAGAAAATATTGCTGATAATCTATTTAAACAATTGAAAGGAAAGTTGTAATGGCCAAGCGAGTATCACAAGTAAAATTGTGGAAAAGCGTCGCAATTATGATTGAAGATGAATTTGATAATAATGTGTATTCCGATGAAGTACGAGAAGACTTTGAAAAGCCGTGCTTTTTTATAAAATCGCTCATGCATTCACAATTACAGAATAAATTTTATATTAAAAGAAACCTATCGATCATATGCACGTACTTTCCTGATGAAGAAAACAAAAACGAAGAACACTACATGGAGATGACTGACAGATTCTTACTATTATTCCAACGAGGAATACATGTAGAGGATAGGCATTTCGATGTCACAGATATTCACGGAGATAGAATTGGTGAAGATGAGGATATCATGCAATTCACAATTGAAATCACCTATATGGATACAACTGGAGTTCTTGAAGAAAAAGCAGAGAATGGAGAATCAATGGATACCGTTCAAGTACGATATGAAGTAGAAACCGAGGAGGGAAGAAAATGGCAAAATTAGGAATGCCTAGTGTAGTAGTTAAATTTGTAGAAGCGGGGATTGAAGCAATCCAACGATCACAACGTGGCATTGTTGGCTTAATTCTTGAAGATACAAAAGTATCTATTACTAAGTTAGGGCAGAAAACAGAGCAACATGAAGCATTGAAAAATCCATTTATCGTATATACGGTAGATGATATTCCTGCTGAATTGAGTGAAAAAAACAAAGATTACATTTTGAAAGCATTGAAAGGATACAATAAGCCACCGTTAAAGATTGTTGTATATATGATGGAAACTGTACAAGGTGGTGGTGCAGATAAATTCCAAGACCCATTGAAAGCAATGCTTACGGAACGATTCGATTATTTGGCAATTCCTACAATCGAAACGGCTCAATTGGAATACCTAGGAACATGGGTAAAAACGGCACGAGAAAACAAATTTAAAAAGGTTAAAGTAGTGTTACCTAATTATCCTGGAGACTTTGAAGGGGTCGTAAATTTTGCTAATACAAAAGTTGTTACAGCTGACAGAGAGTATAAGCCAGCAGAATATACGGCACGCATTGCGGGTTTAATTGCTGGAACCAATATGACACAATCAGCAACCTACGCACCATTAAATGAAGTCATTGATTGTGATCGTTACACACAAGACGAAATGAACCAAATGGTCAATGAGGGTAAATTCTTTATTTGGTTTGACGGTGAGAAATTTAAAATGAGCCGTGCCGTTAATTCTTTAGTGACTACGAGCCAAGGCAAGTTAGAAGGATTCCAAACGATGAAAATCGTAGACATCATGGACATGATGTACGATGACATTAAGAAGACAGCAGAAGATTCATACATTGGCAAATACACCAACGATTATGAAAACAAATGCTTATTGATTTCTGCAATTATGGGATACTTTAAGCAACTAGAAAATGAACGATTACTTCAAAAAGGATACAGCACATGTGAAATTGATACGGAAGCGGTTCGCACATATCAATTATCCCATGGCTTGTATACTAAAGAAGAATTGGTGAAAATGTCCGATGATGAAGTGAAACGATTGGATACGAAGAAAATTGTATTCTTAAAAGCAAAAGTAAGACCATTAGATGCAATGGAAGATATTCAATTGCCTATTTCTATTTAACAAGGGGGTAACATGAAGAACTTTGAAGCACAACAGGTGATGACAGGCTCTCACGGTCAAGTATGGATTGACGGAGACCTAGTTGCAGAAGTCACAGCGTTTAAAGCGGTAACAAAATTAAAAAAAGAAGAAGTAAAAAAAGCAAAGACAATGTCTACGCAATATAAATATGTAGGGTACGAAGGTTCGGGAAATATTACGATGAACAAAGTATCTTCGTTATTATTAAAAAAATGTGCGGAAAACATTAAAAAAGGAAAAGCCACAAAGTGCCATGTTGTAGCGCAATTGGATGATCCTGATGCAATCGGAGTAGAAACGATTAGTATCTACGACGTGACATTCGATTCAACTACATTAGCAAATTGGAAAGTTGGAAGTATCGTTGAAGAATCTGTAGATTTTACATTCACAGACTTTGACATTATTGATATGGCTACAGGAGAATAGGAAAATGAGTTTATTAGAAAAATTATTATCTGCTGATGCAGGCATTATCTTAAAGGAAACAAAAACAGAAGTAGAAGTGCCAAGATTAACAAAGTTATTGGGCGAACCATTTATTGTAGAATTAAAAGAATTACCATACCAACAAATTGAGGAAGCACGGAATTTTGCGACTAGCGGTAAGGGAAAACATCAAGTTATTGATAATGGGAAATTCACATCCATCGTACTATCTAAAACAATCGTAACACCAGATTTAGCAGACCGTGATTTACATCAAAAGTTTGGGGTTACAAACAAATTGGATTGCATCAAAAAATTATTTAAGCCTGGAGAAATCGAACTACTAGCAACAAAAGTATTTGAATTATCTGGCTACAGCGATGAAGCGGTGCAGGATGTTGTTGAAGATGTAAAAAACGGATAACATCCGATAGTGACATGAATTTGGCATTTTATTTATTTGCCAATCACCACATGAAACCATCGGATGTATTTAAAATGGGTCATGGAGAAAAGACAATTCTTCATGCCTTTGTTGATGAAGAAATAAGATTACACAAGGAGGCACGGAAGAATAATGAGTAAAGTCATAGATTTAGTCATGCGCCTTCAAGATGGCGTTACATCCGTGCTTTCAGGTATTAATGCACGGATGCAGAATACGGCAGTAGCAGCGAATAGTGCAGGTAGGCGTGTGCAAAAAGTGGGCGAAGGTATTACAGGCATTGGGGATAAGCTAATGCCTGTAAGTGCGGCTATTGTTGGCGCTGGAGCTGCTGCAGTTCATGCATTTGCAGGCTTTGATAGCGCAGTTACATCTGCAGGAGCAAAAGCAGGTGCTACCGCAGAAGAAGTAGTGAAATTGCGTGAAGTTGCCAAAGGCTTAGGCGCTGACTTTCCAATTAGTGCCACAGAGGCAGCCGTTGCGATGGACGGATTAGCCGCTAGTGGCATGAATGCCAATCAAATTATGGGCACATTACCATCTATCGTAGAGGCATCTGTAGCTTCAGGAGAATCGCTAGAAACTACATCAAATGTTGTAGCAGGCGCCTTAAATACATGGGGCCTTATGACTGGAAATGTAGCGGAAAACTCACAACGTATGGCTGATGTAATCCAAATGGCGGCGAACAAGTCGAAACTTGGAATGGCAGACTTTGGTATTGCTATTCAATATGCAGGTGCTCCAGCAGCTGCACTAGGAGTACAAGTAGAAGAACTCGCAACATCTATGGCCATTATGTCTAATAGTAACATTGAGGCAAGCACCAGTGGTCGTGCATTACGAATGATGTTAAGCCGTTTAGTGGACCCGCCAAAAGAAGCACGTGAAGCATTAGCCAAACTTGGGGTAAGTGCAGTGGATAGCAGTGGCAAGTTTATTGGATTAGGCAATGTGTATGATCAATTGCGATCTAAAATGCAAGGGTTAACAGAGGCAGAAAAGTTCAAATTAGCTGGTGATATTGCTGGTACAGAATCAACATCTGCATTATTGGCGGTACTAAACACTAGTACGGAAGATTACAATGAATTGCGACAAGCGATGGATTCAGCAAGTGGTTCATCAAAACGGCAGTCGGATTTGATGAAACAAACGTTGCTAGGAACATTTAAGGACCTAGCAAGTAAAGTAGAAGCATTAGGAATTGCATTTGCAGAGGTATTACAGCCTAAAATTAAGAGCGTAGCCAATACATTGGGAGAATTAGCTAACTGGTTCAAAGGATTAAATCCAACAGTAAAAGATATGATAGTAAATATTGGATTAAGTGTTGTAGGGTTTACAGCGCTTACGAAAATATTAGGACCCGCAGTAAGTGGTGTAGGAAGTCTAATGCAAGTGTATGGAGATATTGGAAAAGTATTGGCAGGATCCCCAATTCAAAACAAATTGTTAGAGGTATCCATTCATGGTATAACTAAGGCTTACAACCTATTAGGCAGTGTTGCGGGAAGAGTAATACCATGGATTGCCAGAATGTTACCAATGGCATTTACAGGTCCAGTAGGATTGGCAGTTGGAGCCATTGCATTAATTGGGATAGCAATTTGGAAGAATTGGGATACAGTAAGACCAGTGTTAGAATCGTTCGGTCGAGGATTCATGGGATTAGCTAGATATATTGGAGATGTAGTCGCTAAAATATGGACACACTTACAACCATTCGTCACCAAACTTGCTGAAACGTTTGGGAAAGGCATAGACCGACTTATGGCATCTTTCCAAAGAATTGGAAAAGTGTTATCACCTGTATTAGATTTCATTATGTACACAGTAGGGGCTATTGCTGCTGTAATTATAGGCGGACCATTAGCCGTTGCCATTGGCCACTTAGTAATAGGCTTTACTATTGCCGTATCAGCGATTGAAGGTATACTTACAGGGTTAGTGGTTGCCATTACAGGCATTATAGACGGGATTTCACAAATATTGAGTGGAATCATCGACTTTATTACAGGAGTATTTACTGGTAATTGGGCATTAGCATGGAGCGGAGTTGTAGGAGTATTTTCAGGAATTATTACAGGAATCAAAGGTATTTTAGATGGAGTGATTGAAGGAATTAGAGCTTCTATCAATAGTTTAATTTCATCTATCAACGGCATTTCATTCACAACACCAGATTGGGTTCCTGGAATCGGTGGAAAATCATTTGGACCACTGAATATTCCGCTACTTTACAGTGGTACAGATAATTGGGGCGGCGGTCCTGCTATGGTACATGACCGTGGAGCCGAGATTATCAATTTACCTAGTGGTTCTCAAGTGATTCCACACGAGCAATCATTACGCAGTGCTTACGATCAAGGGAAACGAAGTGGAAACGGTGGAGGTGGATTACAACTCACCATCCAAAATCTAAATGTACGTAATGATGGTAAAAGTGTAGAAGAATTGGCCAAAGAAATTATGGAGCATATTCATTATGAAATGTCGATTCGGTCGATTAACAAAATGGAAGGAGCCGTATAATGTCATTTTTTGATACAGTCCTATCCTTTTTTGGTGGTAAAGAACTCCCACAAGGTTGTACATTCACTCTATCATGTGCAGGAGAAAAGGTAGTCATGCCAGTGACCCCAGAGTCATTTAAAGCAGGCATTACATACAAGAATAGCACAATAGAAATCAATGCCATTGGTGAAATCAATATGATAGGTAATAGAGGCCTTGAGGTTATTTCATTTGATGGTTTTTTTCCTGCACAAAAATATGAATGGTCAGAAACAAATGATACAATGCCTTACAATTTAGTGAGGAAAATTAAACGATTTGCAACTATGAAAAGGCCGTGTAAGATAGTTATCTCTAACACGGCTATTTCAATGCCGTGCACAATAGAATCATTTAATTATGATGAACATGATGGAACAAGTGATGTGTACTATAGTATTTCCTTGAAAGAATACAGATATGTAAGGCCTACATCCGAAGTAAAGAATGACACAACAGGCTTGTACAGTCGCATCGCAGAAGCGCCAGAAGAAAAAGACGTGGTTGCTTATGAAGGAAATCACCTACTTGATACAGCAAATAAAATGGTATCAAAAGTGATGCCAATTGCAGAACAAGGGCAGAAGGCTATTAAAGCCTATAAAGCTATGGTAAAAAGTGGAGTAAATCCAATCAATGCCGCCATAAAAGTTAGTAAAAGAAGCGCAACAATTAAAGGAAAGGTAATACCATTATGAACACCTTAATTGAGCACATTACATATGATGGCCACACGCATGATATGACCCATTTAGTAGAGTCTTTCACCTGGTCGGGAAGTCAAGAGGAAGCGGCACGAAAAGTTGAATTGACTTATGCATATAATCCTAAAGACTTGAGTTTCTACAATCATCAAATACATCTTGGCGATAAGATTGCAATCACAGTGGGTGATCATAAAATATTTGAAGGTAGAATATTCTTTAGAAAACGAGATACAAATGCATTCACAATGGCTATCACTGCATACGACCCAATGATCTACTTAGCAAAGTCAAAGGTGTATTTAGTATTTAACCAGGTAAAGGCAGTCGATGCATTCAGACGACTATCTGCAGAAGTAGAAATTCCATTTACAGCATTACCTAACATAGGGACAGTCGTAAATTTTGTGGCAGATGGCAAAAGCTGTACCGAAGTCATGAAAATGTTATATGACAATATCAAGGCAGATACAAAGAAAGATTTTATGGCTGTGCACTTACTAGATGGCATACATTTAGTAGAAAAAGGAACATTGATAGATGGATTTATTGCCAGCGATTCTTACAACGTAATAAACTCATCACATTCAGAATCAATTGAAGATATTGTGAATCGTGTAAAAACCGTTAATGAATCTGGAAATGTAATATCCACAGAAAGTGATGCGGAATCCATTAAAAGATACGGAATTTTCCAGGACATATATAAGCAACAACCAAAACCAAAAGGGAAAACAGTTAGTAATGTTTCTATGGCCAAGACAAAACCAAAGGGCGTAAAAAATGATTCTAGCATATCAGCACTAGGGAATATTCAGTGCATTTCAGGATATTCCATTATGGTAGAAGAAGAACAGCTACGAGGAAAGTTCTACATTAAAAGCGACACACATAGATTTCAAGGAAATATACACACTATGGATTTAACATTGGAATATATAGAAGAACAAGGGGGTGGAGATACAAATGGCAAGCAAAAACAATGATCCTTATTTAGGGGTAATTGACTTGATGCACAATATTGGTGGTACAGCTGGAAGGCAAGCAATGCCAGGAATAGGAACAGTTGTATCACCACCACCTAATCTAGTCGTAGCATATAATGGGATGGAGTTAAACAAGGCATTCTTATGGGTCGATGAATATTGGCTACAAGGACATTATAGAGAATCTAAAGGGCATATCATAAGTGAAACACAACCACGTGCAGGGGGCACGGGTGCTGCTGAATACCAAAGCCATACTCATGATATCCATAATGATTACACCAAAACACGGATTATGACAGACACCTGGCATGTTGGTGACAAGGTTATGCTAATTCCCATCGTAGGGGATGATAACTCTACGGCGGAACAATATTTTGTTTATGGTAAGTGCAGGAGGTTAGATGGCAATGGCTAATCCATTTATTAAAGGTGGCACAATTGCTACGTCAGACATTCAACGAAACTTACCGTTATGCACGGAATATGCTTGGGATTTCACTAGAGATAATTTCATCTACGGGAAAGATAAACAGCCAAAAATTGTGACTGGTAACAAAGCCATTCAAATATGGGTGTGGAAAGTACTCCGTGTAGAGCGCTATCGATTTAGGGCGTACTTTGATGACTATGGAATTGAATTAGAACGATTCATAGGTAAGGTTACGAATGATTCTATCAGCCACTTTGACTTATTTGAATACGTGAAGGAAGCATTATTGGTAAATCCATATATTATTGAAGTAGAAGAAGTAGATTTTACGCAAGAACATAAGAAAGTAGTGTTACATATTTCCTTACAAACGGTATATGGGCATACAACGATTGGAGTGGAGGTATAATGTTTGAAGTTCAAACTAGACAAGATGTATTAAAACGATTGCTTCAAGATTTTAAATCAATTGATACAAATGGAATGTCAATACATGAGGGAACATTCGTATTTGATACATTGAGTGCTAACGCTGTAGAGTTTGAAAAAAGCTATGCTGAAATGCAATTAATACTAGATGCGGCATTTCCACAGACATCATGGGGGAAGTATCTAACCATGCATGCAGAAGCACATGGGGTTATTCGGAAGATAGCTACTAAGTCAAAAACAGTGCTAAAACTAACAGGCATTGAAGGAACGATAGTACCTATTGGTGTAAGAGTAGCCACCGCAGAAGGCAAATTATTTAAAACTATTGAAGCGGTAACCATTGGGAATACAGGCGATGTAATGGTGAAAGCAGAATCTGAAGACATTGGGAAAGATAGCAATGTGAACGCCAATACAATTACAGAAATTGTTACACCCGTAGATGGATTAAAAGCAGTAATTAATGAACAAGCAAGCTATGATGGATTCGATGAAGAAAGCGATAAGGATTTATTGCAAAGATTACTATTCAAAGTACGTCAGCCAGCCACTAGCGGCAATGTGTATCATTATATGCAGTGGGCACAATCCGTAAACGGTGTAGGGCAAGTAAAAGTATTGCCATTATGGAATGGTGCGGGTACGGTGAAAGTGCTATTAGTGGATGTGAATAACGAATCTGCTAATACATCGTTATTGGATCGAGTAAAAGCGGTTATTGCAAAAGAAGCGCCAATTGGGGCCACGGTTACGGTGACTACACCAACAATTATGAATGTAACTATTTCATTTAGAGTAACAAAAGGAACGGCTAATCATGAAGCGGTTAAACGCATACTCAATGATGAGTTTAAAAGACAAACTTTCAGTATGAACTATATTTCATATGCAAATATTGGCAAGGCATTATTAGCAAATGCAGAAACAGGAATTATTGATTACTCTGATTTACGAGTGAATGGAGGAACAACAAACATAAACATCACAGACGATCAACTCCCACGGGTTAGTGAGGTGACAATCAATGGATAATTTTATTCGTTGGAGAACGGTAGATATACTTGAGTATCTACCATTTTTTATTACAAAAGATGAATTGTTCAAAATGACCAATGATGCGGATAGTCGAGAGCATGAACGCATTAGAGTACAGTTGTTGGAATTGTTAAGTCAACTAAATATACAGAATGCGACAGATGGAATTAAATTGTGGGATACATTCGTAGGAATAGATACATCTGCAGATGGCATTGATGTACGAAGGGCAAGAATTATAGAACGATTGAATCACAATTCTACTAGTACAAAAGAATTTCTTGAATACATCGCTAATCAATACATATCAGATGATTCAGCAAAAATATCTCTATTCAATGAACAATATGGGATAGACCTCGAATTTAATAAAGGGATGTGCTTTGACTTAGCTAGGATGAGAGAATCAATTGATACATATAAACCTGCACATATTGGATATAGAACAATTGAAGCAACGAGCGTGAATCATGATATTCAAATAGGCATATTTCCATGCATTTCAGAAAGCACCTATATTGGATTTGACTCATCACTTAGAAATGAAGTGATCTCGTTAGAAATAAAAACGGTGAATGCAGTAGCAATCACTGAAAATACAATTATTTAAGGAGGTAATCATGGCGCAGTTTCCAGGGTTGCGACTAACACAGCAGGGCAACCAAATGATTATACGATCTACTAGCGGTAGAGAAAGTGACCAATTGATTGTGACAAAGGCTATACTAGGAGATGGCAACTTAACGAATTCAATTGAACAATTAACAAGCGTTGTAAGCGCTAAGTTAGATGTTAGCCTTACAAATATGTCGAATGGAGAAAATGGAACAAGAGTTTTCAAGTTTGAGTTTGACAATCAAAGAGTAAATACTGGATTCTACTGGAGAGAAGTAGGTATTTATGCGAAAAATGGACAAAGCGGTGAAGAAAAGCTAATCGCATATTCTAATGCAAGTGGCTTAACATCGTATATCCCAGATAAAAACAGTCCAATTCCAATGCAATCATTACAAATTGCATTAGCAGTGGGAGATTCTACAAATGTGGCAGCTCAAATTGATTTAGGAGTATCTGTTTCACGAGCGGATGTTGAGGCATTAATTAATACGCATAAAGCAGATATAACGGCTCATGGATTGGAGAAATATGCAGGCGGTGCAACTATCCCAAGCAACATCCGTAATTGGAATGACCTTACTAAGCCAGGCATTTATGAATGCAACGCAGGAGTGCTAGGGTGGGCGAATGCACCAAGTTCTAGTAAAATCTACCCATACGGGCAAATTCATGTGACTAAAACCGATGGAAACGTCATCACGCAAACGTTTTATTCTCACGGACAAGGAAAAGCAATAAAACAAGCCAGCCGTACGTTCTATGTTGCTTGGGGTGCATGGCAATACTTTGGAGATTGGGACAATACGATTACAGGTATTGCCAAACATAACGAGGGCATTAATGTGACTAAAGGCGATGCAACGGAACTTGTTAAGTTAATCACTAACAACAAGTCCGACTCTAACACCTTGTTAGCGCCTACATTGGCTGTAGTTAAGGCGCTTATTGGTGATGTGAATATTGATGTAACGAGTATCTTAAAATCCCAAGGAGTTCGTTACGATTTTAGTAACGAAAATGCTTGGTACATATGCTTAGGGTCCTCGTTCGGCGGCCTAATTATCCAAGGGGGAAAATTCATTCCTGAAACTGCAAATATTACGTATTCCATTAGATTTACTAAAGTATTAGCCGTGATTCCAATCTTGTTAGATGAGCCTACAGCGTGGTATGAAATGACTGTTCGAGGGAAATCAATAACAACAAGTGGGTTTAAATTAATTAGTGGTAGTGTGAGTACTAACTACCCTAAATCTCGCAATAATGGTTGCTGGATTGCGATAGGAATTTAACTTCCATAAGCTAGCCATGTAGTTAGATAATTTCTATTGTCGTGGGAATACATGGTGAAATTTGTTAATGTGGCATTTTTGTAACTTGGAGCATTAACGCCCCACCCTTTTGTTAATTGTATGCCTAAAATTTTATGAGAGAATGCAATAGGAAATGTTACTAAATCCTCGTTTCTTTCTTGGCGTTTTCCCCCTTGGCTAATGTCCGATGGAAATAATACCTAATCTAAACCCTTTGTAACTCCACTCCCAATCTGTGTAACAGTGAAAGGTGAGTTGGCTGTTTGAGGACTTACTAGGAGAATGATTAATATTGATGTATGTATAACCACTATCTAAATTAGTCTCTACAACTCCAATCGCTGCTAAGCATTTAGACTTATAAGCGATTGGAAGTTGAAATTTATATTCTTTACCCGCTTGATTATCAGCGAAAGTAGATGATTGCATTCCCCCTTGGTCATTTAAGTAGGCGAATTGCCTTACGCAATTGACACAGGGACTTATGTGTATAAACTCCATCGGTAACATTGCCACTGGCGTGGCCAAGTAGTAATCGCTTGGCATTGTAGTTGGCGCCCTCGTTATCCAACCGTGTAGCGAAGGTATGGCGACAATCGTGGGTGGTGTGATTGGCATTAATGGCTTTCATTGCCTTATTGAACTCACGGCTAAGTGATGAGTAGGTACGACATTCTTGGATAACGTAGACCGAATCAAGTCTTCGTTCAATAATGGGCCATATACAATCGTGTACTGGAATAGTTCGGATGCCTGATTTCGTCTTGGATGATGTGATTTTAATCGTGCATTGCTTACGATTGATATCACGAGCTTTGAGGTTAAGGAGTTCAGAGGCTCTCATGCCTGTGTATAAAAGAATTAGAGGAATGTCATGCAGTGGTGATTCTAGTCGCCATAAACGGTTGATAGCTTGCGTAGTGAATGGCTTATGGGGGCGAACGGGCTTATTGTGGCCAAGGTTTAGGAACTTGGCATAATTAGTGGTACACCACCCATTGATTATTGCATAGTCAAATAATTGACTAATTAAGGTACGGACCTTCTTGCAAGAACTGTAAGAGAGTCCAGCACTAAGCATAAGGTCAATGATTGACTGCAATTGCAAATAGGTGATGTCATTCATTGTTACATTATGAATGCTAATAAGGTGCGCAAAGGCTGAACCGTAGTTATTTAGGGTGTTAGTGCTAACACTCTTAGCATGTGACGGTAGCCACATTTCATAGACATTAGTAAGGGTTGGGGACTGGCGAATTTGCTGGAGTGCATCCACCGCTTCATCGTAGGTGGCATAATAGCCAACTACAGAATAAACAACATAAGGGCGCTTGCATGCACCTTTTACTTTTTGTATGAGTTTCATTGTATACCTCCACATAATAAAAAAGCTCTCATCATTTGACGAGAGCGGAGAATGTGATATAATAAGGTTACAAACAAGAAGAACCCGATGTGTGCAGGCGTTAGGTTCATCTTAAAATTGGATAGTTTATGATGACCCTAACGTGTAAGCGCTAGGGTCGTTGTATTATCAGAAACTATTTAAGCAACTGTAATACGGCAACTACTAAAGTAAGAATGGAAATGATTAGTTGAATCTTTTCATAATTACGCATAGTATCACCACCTTTCGGTGATGAACCTAACTCACATCGAGTTCTTAGAACAATTATAACATACTAGGCACCTCAAGGGTGCTTTTTTTATGAAATTTTTGCCTTAGAAAGGAGAACAAATATGGAAAATCGATATGTATTTATTTTAGACGATAAGGGAACGAGAATCACGTCCCTATTAATTGGGGTCCATGGTGAGACGGAAGAAGCATGCCTTGAGGTGGCAAAGCGTGACTACCCTAATCATACGTACGTCACTGGCGGTGACGATATGCAAAGTCAGTTTATTGACTACAAATGCTACATCGATGGAAAGTTCATTGACTACGTTCCCGAAGTTATCGAGACTACTAAGAAAGACAAAATCGAAGCCTTAAAGAAAGAAGCTGAGGCTGAACGGGAAAAGCTGAAAGAAGTCTTTTTAACAAAGCAAATGAAAGGCTTACCTACTGACGATATTAAGACCCAGTTCAAGCAAATTGATGTTGACCTTATTAAGAAAATTCGTGAGTTGAAGTAGGAGGTAGTGACAATGAAGGAACAATATTGCGAATGGTGCGGTTCGGTGCTATTAGAAAACGGCCGTTGTCCTGTAGAGGATTGTGTGCAAAACGTATTGCTTGACGCCTTAGCCGAAGCTGAAAAAGAGGAAAAGAAAGATGAAAATACAACGGCATGATTTCGTGATGGAGCAAGGAGTTTCAAAGTCTATTGTGCTCGAATACAACAAGGAGATTGCTGCTAATGACCTATTCGCAGTTGTACGATCAAACGCAGTCGATGAGGAAATTGTGGCGAAGTTCGATGTTGTTAAAATCGAGAACACAGATGAAGCTGTAACAAGCACGTTCAAACTGACATTAGATGGTGATATTTCACCAGGTCGGTATGTATATGATGTATTCTCTTACACGGCTGATAAGCCTAAATCCAAACTTTTAAAAGGATACATTTTAGTAAAAGCTAGTGTATCAGATAGGGGGCGAGACCGTGGCAATACGGGTGTATGATGATGAACTTGAAGACATCGTTCGGATTAAGGAAGTGCAAGTTTGCGAGCACACTGAAGTGAGTGAGCAACCTTTCCGACCTATTGGTGAAGATAGGGACTTCCTAGCTATGTATATTTTAGAAAGAGGTAATTAAGATGAAATTAGTAGAACGCATTACATTAGTAATTAAAGAGATTGGTAAAGATATTAAAGCATTAAAAGGCCGTGTATTAGCATTAGAGGGTAGTGCAGGAAGTGGCACTGTAGATGAAACCGTAGTTACAAATAAGGTAACAGAGCAAATCAACGTGTTGAAAAGTGAGTTACCTACATTAGTAACACCTACGATTAATGCAGAGATTGCAAAAGTAGTAGACGGTGCTCCTGCTACGTTTGATACATTGAAAGAGATTGCTGATTACATTGATCAAGACAAAACTGGTGCTAGTGCTATGGCGGAAAGTATCAACAAACGATTACGTGTTGATGAACAACAATCTTTGACGGAACAAGAGCAATCCAACGTATTAGGTGCATTAGGATTGACGGATAGCGATTTTGTATCAGTGTACAACACAGCAGTAAACGGTTAAGAGGTGGCATATGGGAATTATCGAAGAGATAAAACAGCTGGCAACAACAATCGGCACGGACATTAAGGCTTTACGGGAACAAACAGCAAGCAAAGAAGATGTTAGCAAGGCATTAGAATTGCTAGACGGCATTGCAAGTGCGGTTAGAAAATCGGAGATAGATGAGGAGTTTAAAAACTCTTTATTGTCAAAAGCAATTGTGAGAGCCATCGGAGATAAGCAAACGATTCCATTTAAAGAAATCAATGAATCGAACTTCCAATTATTTGTTGATTTTATTTCTAAAAATGTGAGAGTGCTTAACCCTACCACTGAATTTAAGGGTAGAGTATTCACATTATTAAAAGACGGTCAAATACACTTGACAATTAAATTAGATGATAAAGCTATTACAGATGGCTACAAGTTGAAAGTTGTGTGTACGAAAGACGGGGAAACAATAGAGACCATCACCAATAAAGAGTTTACTGTCATTAACCCTACTGACTGCAAATACTACGTATTTAAGAATGAGGATGTAGTGGAGATAGAGTTTTGTACGGTGTATTTAAAAGAGTTAGAAAAACACGATAATGTCACTGTGGAAATGAAAGAAGAAACAAATGGTAGCGTGACAATTACTAAAATCATAGATAACAACGATTATGATATTTACGACCTATCAAACCATGGTATGTATGTTACGGCTATTGAAAAGCAATTTAAAACCCAATTCCCTACCAAAGATTACAATTCTACAGACATCAATTTTTTAAAAGAAAGAATTGAAATCAATGGACAAATCAAAATATTAAAATTCCACAAAGGTAACGTATTCTTAGAACCTAAAGTTGGATTCAAAGAGAAAAGTGGATATGGAGACCTTTATTTCTTCAAAAACAATCCGAAATACATCTCGGTGTATTCAAAGACGGAAACAGGTCTTTTCTTAAATGTGAATGGTCGAGTTGGGATTGTATCCAACAATAAACTAGGTGGAAAAGTGAATGCAAATTCGTTTATTTCTAAATTTAGTTCAGAAGATAGGAATTTAAAACGATACACGGGAATTACACGTGACAGTCTAGAAGATTGGCTCAAGTCGAATCCGTTAGAAACACTGTAGTAAAACAACAGCCCCCTTAACGGAGGGCGTAATGAAAGGAAAAACGATGAACTTAATCAATGAAATCCTAACGACGTTGATTGGTGGTGTATCGCATGAACATGTCGTAGATATGGGTGTAATTATCATCCTAACTACGGCATTGCTATTTGTGGATACCACTCAGCGAGTGGCAACAGAAGTTTTACGTTATAACAAAGATAACGACCGAGCCAATAATGCCTTAAATATTCTCACCACGCTAGTATGGTATGGATGGGGTAGAGGGAAGTACCTTAATAAGAAAACGAATGAAAGCAAGAGATATTTGATGAGTGAGCGCCTACGAGGTGACTTGCTTATTAAGCTATGCGTGCAATACCCAGCATGGATGGTGTTATCAGTGATATTCGTTTCACTGCCAGACATTCAAATCCCAAATACGGCAATATACCTCGACCATCTATTCGCATTCGTATTTATGTTGATCCCATTCTTTTCAGAATGCTGGTCAATCATAGAGAATTTGCGTGAACTGGTTGAGGATGATTTAATCGACTTCAATAAGTTATATTTAAAACTATTGGAGATTGTCAGAGCATGGAGGGGTAATGGTTAACATGTGATAATTGAGATTTTATGATTAAACAAGAGTTAATTAATAAGGCTAAGGGTGTATTTAAAAATACCCCAAGAATGGCCTTATATGAACGTGACCAACATATGAGATTGGAGATTTTATGATTAAAGAAGAGTTAATTAATAAGGCTAAGGGTGTATTCAACAATATCCGAATCGCCAATATCCATCCTACTGGAGTATTGGCGACACGATTATTGGTACTGGTCATGCTAGTACCAATATTACTAGTAGTTGTTGAATACGTGCTTGCCTTTACCAAAGGACAAGTATCCGATGATTTAAGCAAGTTGATTACGGTTGGAATCAACATAATCGACCACATTTTTATTCCGTCCGTTTTAACAGCACTTGTGGGGTTCCTTGCCCTATGGGTGGATAGAGACGGTGACGGAATCCCTGATCAATTAGAAAAGGAGGAAAAGAAATGAAGATTTTTATTAATCCAGGACACGACCCTAGGGTAGATAGTGGGGCGGTAAACCCTACTTATGGAACACGTGAGTGTGATGTAGTTCGAGAAGCAGGCGAAATGCTTGCTGACTACTTAACTAATGCAGGGTGTGAAGTTAAAATCATGCAAGATGATGACCTTGATATGGTATGCGCTACATCCAACGAGTGGGGTGCAGATGTATTTGTATCCCTGCATTGTAACGCATCGCAACAACGCAATGCACGTGGTACTGAGACATGGTATAAATCATTCAACGGCCAACGACTTGCCAATTACATTCAATCCCAAATTATTCGGAGCACTAACACTATTGACCGTGGTGTTAAACAGTCCGACGGCTTATGGGTGTTGAAACATACAGATGCGGTTGCAGTGCTTGTAGAACTTGCATTCATCGACAATGATGATGATTTGGAATTTATGACAGAAAATTTAGATAAGATTGTACGAGCAATTGCACGTGGAATTACTGATTACGAGGTTGCATAATGTATGAAACTATCAAAAACTATATTAGTCGGTATTCTTGGATTTATTACATTTGCGCTGCCGTGCTCATTCTCTTATTCGGCAGGTTTATCTTCGGCGGAGGTAACGATTCCGACTATCAACGTTCCGTTGACGACCTGGAACGAGCTCAAGAGCAACAACGCAACAGCCTTGAACTTAATCAAAGCGTCTCGAATTCCGTTGGCAGAAGCGCAAGCCTTAACCGTGAAGCAAGCGAGCGAATTACAAGAATTGAAGTCTATCAACAACAAGCAAGTGAGCGAATTGATGAAAGCACAAAACGACTTGATGATGCAGAAGCAATCCTTAAGCGAAATGAACAACTCATTAGAGATGTTGAGCAAGGACATCAAGCGCAACAAGGCGACAGAACAACGGTTACACCGACAACGCAACACGTGGGCGTTGATTAG